TGCCGTGAAAGGGGTGTCCTCACGCGAGATCATCGAGATCAGGTTCGTCAGGTCTTCACGTTCGGAAGCACCTGCACCGTTGCCGAGAGCAGCCTTTGGGCCTCCCGTTTTGTAGTTTCCAGTAGCCATTAGTTATACCTCTAGGGTTATCTTCGGTTTATCCGAAGTATTTACCAACAAGAGAATCGAGAGCGTCATCTACATCGGAGTCATCTGCGTCTCCGCTTTGAATCCGTTTGGACGTTGCCCGTCTCTTTTCACTCTGCTTAACAGAGGCTGGTTTTGTCTTTTTGGTTTGAGAAGGACTTCGTTTAGGCGCAACCTTGCGCTTAGCACTTCCCTTCGAGGCTTTCTCTGAGATTTCCATGAATTCATTCAGCGCTCCTATGATTTTCGCATCAATAAGAGTAGCAAGAACTTCTTCAGAGATTCCTTTCGAGACAGCAAATTCCCTGAGCTTGACTGCTTTTTCTTCGTTAAAGTCTGGGACGTAGTCTGTGATCTCTTCGTTGAACTTAGCCATACCATCTTCTAAGTATTTCTGGTATGACGATTCTTCATGAGACTTGAGACCTTCCTCAATCTTTTCACGAGTCTGACGAGCTTTCCAGTATGAGGCTTTCACCTCTTCTACTTTCTCTGCAATCTCCTCTTGCTTGTACTTATCACCATCCTTCTTGGCGGCTTTAAGTTCTTTATCAAGTTCAGCGTATTCTTTGGACAACTCAGTTTCTTGGTAGGTGTTTTGAGCTTGCAGAATCTTGGCTGTTTCAACCAGCCGTTCAGTTTCTGTTGTTCTTTCTGCTTCAAACGCCTTACGTTCGTCGGCCAAATCTCGACCTTTCTTCGACAAATGCTGGCTGGTCTGATAACCCTTTACGAGTTCTGCGAGTTCTAGTTCTGAATCTTCACCGTCTACCTTTACAGGTACCTTGAAGTCCCAGTCTATCTCTCCGTCGTCACTGTCGTCTTCCCCTTCTTCTTCGGTAGAGTCCTTATTGGAGTCATCGTCGTCTTCAGGATCTTCGTCAGTGCCGTCATTACCTTCGGCTTTATCTTCTTCGTCACCGGACTCATCTTCGAGGAGGTCGTTTTCCTCTTCAGCGTTGTCCGCGTCTGCTTCTTCATCGTCATCTCGGGTAGAAATACCTGCTTCCTGTAACATATCGGAATTATCAAGTAAGTCATCCAACGCTGAATCAACGTCGATATCTGAATTCTGGTCATCCGAAATTCCTTCGGGTAGAGCGAGTTCTGATCGTGCCATATTATTTTACCTTCTAGTTTGCTTCAACAGCAGAAGGCGTTACAGCCTCTACTTCTTGAGGCTTGGTGATCTTTGGGGCTTTCTCTTTGGCTTCGGCTGCTCTCTTAGCAGCGGCGAGTGCCTTCACCCTTTCATTCTCTTTAGCTTCGGCAACTTCTACTTCATCGGCGTAGAGTGCTTCCATTGCATTGAGATCAGCGACGAGAGCGGAAGTATTCCCTTTCATTGCTTGTGCATTCGTGATGTTCTTCGACGCATTCTGGATTACGGTCTTGAGTACCTTGTGGGTATTCTCAATTGCTCGTTCCAATGTGCCGATGTCAACAACACCAGTTTTTACTTTACTTCTCATCGTCGTCCTCTTTTTCTGGTCCTAGAAATGGAGCATTGCGTCCGTACATCTCGTACTCTGCTAGCTTCATCTTTACTGCGCCTAGGGCTAAAGTGTTTTGATACAAGCTCTCACGAAACTCTGTTTCATGTAGCTCTGTTTGGGACCACCTAATGAAGAGATCCATTAGAATCTCTGCATACGCCTCATCGAAGATTTCATCTTTCTTCCTTGTGGCTTGTTCACCACGTGCGGCCATAATATTCTGTAGGTGGGGTCTCCGGTCCGCTTGTTCCATATATCCCTGTTTGTACATAGGGTAGAAGAAGCGGTTCCGAAATGTTTCTTTGGTGTCCTCGGTGTCCATGTTTATTGTTCCATCTGCTCTTTCTGCTGCTGACTTTCAACATTACCTATAGCATCGTTAGAATGTTGCATAGATAGCTCCTTAAGTCTTCCTTGAATACCGGAAGCATTAGATGGTCCATAGTTACCAATCAATTCGTAAGCTGCTTTGATGAGCGAAGCGATTTCTGGTGGTTGTGGACGCGGAGTTCCCTCCTTATCAGCTTTGAGAGCCAGTTCAGCCCAGTTCTGATAGTGAGTATCCATTGTGACAGCCAGTTGCTTGGCGTTGTCCTGCATAGCATTATCTGCTTGTGTTGCAAGGAGCCTAGCATTAGCCTCTTTGGCCAGAATGTCATAGTTTGTCTTGAGTTCTTCCATCTTGAGACGTCTGTTCTCAGCTGCATTCGCCATTTCACGAGCTTCTTGAGCTTTCTGTTCGAAATCTGGGCTGTTATAGTCTTCAATGAAGTCCATAGGGTCCAAATCTAGAGCTACGATAGCCATAGATGCCAATTTAGCGTCTGCTGTCTCTTTGATAACCACTCCACGACCACCTTCAGCCAGTCTAGAAATGATACCGCCGACCATCTCGTACTTCATACGTAGATTGTCGTTAGAGTTCTCGCCTAGGTTGGCTTCAACGTCGATATGGATGGATTTAGGAAGGTCAAGCATGGCTACTTCGCCGTAGATGCCGTCACGGTCGAGATATCCACGACTTCCAGAAGCATTCTTCCGAATTTCGTTGTATACTCCCTTGACGAACCGCTTAATACCAGTCTGTACAAAACGTCTTGCAACGTGTTGAATACGAGTCTGAGCAGCAGATTGGACCTTTGCAAGCTTAGCTTCGGAGTTTCCAGAGACATATAGGTCATCGTTGAGACCTTGTGCTGCTTTGGATAGACCGTTAGCCTGTTCTTTGTTGATCTGCATCTGTTGCAGTAGCGGTACTGTGCCGGGAGCGATATTCTCTGGCTGCAGCATCTGAACCGAACCAGTAGGATTACCAACAGTAGGGATGATCGACTTGGGCTTCATGTTCTGAAGCGCAGCAAAATCAACTACATTGGGATCCGCTAGGCGCGGGGAGAAGTTAGTCAGGTAGACATTCTCTACAAAGCCACGAAGGATCGCGGTCGATGTAAGAGTAGACGACCTTGTGATGTCTGCCATCGACAGTCCATAAAATTCATATGGGATCTCGATAGGGCAGAGCGATGCAAGGTTTACTTGATCTGCATACTCGTCAAGGATTAGCATATCACCGGAGAAGATTACGTGACGCATCTCTGCGATCCCGTCTCCGTCCCTATCTGCGAATAGCCAGCACTCGGTTACGAGGAACGTGGTGTTTTCGTCTAGGTTCGATAGCTTCTTGTCAAGATTGGAATTGTACGTCTCACCAGTTACGTCCTTACGAGCAGTACGTTCTGCATGGTGGCGATAGAAGCCACCGTCCAGATCTTCCCACTTCTTGAACTTCTTCGTGAATACATCTGGGTGACGCTTACGAAGGTCTGACTTAGATACGTCATCCTCTTCGATACCAATATAAGAGAACTCATCTAGGGACTTAGCGTTCCTATCGATTGAGAAGTTCTCATGAGGTACGACATCAAATCTGACGCCGCTTTTATCTTCCTTTCTCTTGATCTTTACATCTCGGTATACGACACTGTACTCAACACCCTCTTCACCCTCGACAGCATTATCTTCTGCTATCAGGTCTCCGATTAGTTCTACATTGTCATCACCAAGCATCTGATCTAGAGTAGCCTCGTCGATCTCGTCAAACTCTTCATATTCGTAGCAGTAGTCCTCACACCAATCCCAACGGATGATGGAGTTCTTCCAGAGTAGACCTGCCTTCGCCCAGCTGTTCAGTTTGAGCCAGCCTTCGTTAGCGGTAAAGATCTCGTGGTTAGTCAAGTCTTCTGCCTTCTTCGTAACCGATGCAATCTTTGGATCGAGTGAAGATGGTTTGAATCTTGCAATCTTGTTATTGTCGAAGAGGAGTTCTGAGATGATAGCTGTATACCCATCTACTACTTCCGTAGTTGAGGTATCGACAATCGTGGAAACACCTTGAGCTTGTAGGTGACCGATAGCCATCCCTGCATACTCGTAGGTAGCCTGATTACGTACGTCCTCAAGAGAACTTGATCCTAGCTGATATTCCGATACGGTTCCCCGCAACTGGTCAATCTCTGCCAGAAACTCTTCGTCTGTAAGTTTATCAGACATTTAATTCTCCTATTCGCTCAGTACACCCTTGGTAGAACCATCAGGCTGACCGAACATCCATACAAATGGGTTCCAGTTTGATTTCTTCTGAGCGGGTTGAGCAGCTGCGGCTTCCATACCAGATAGGTACTTTGCTTCGATAGCTGCTGCCTCCATACGTTTACGCTCTTCTTCTTCTCTTCTTTTTCTCTCAGCTGCTTTCACTGGGTCCAGCATATCCGTGACTTGGTTGTCAGGGTTTACAATCTGTTGTCCTAGTGGAGCTAAGAGGTTATCTAGAAGTCCTTGCTTTCTATTAGGGTCCATTTCTTAAGGCCTCTTCAAAGTGTTTGGCGTAACCTGCAATGAGGTCGGCCTTGTCCATTCCATTTACTATACGTCTGGCATTAACGTAGTCGGTACTGTCTTCATTGATGTAGTTCGCCAGCTTCTTGCCAGTGAACATACCTCGCTTCATACCTACTACAGTGATGTAAGCATTGATCCTATCGTCCTTTATGATAAGATCTGGATCATTTATGAGATCCACAGGCTTATTCAGTGTACAAGATAAATGAGCAGACATCTTTCCGTAGTTGCCTAGCCAAGTCAATTGGACCCAGCCTCGTCCATGGTAGGACTCTTTCTTGTTGCTCCAGATCCAATTCTCGATTCCGTAGCGCTTTCCCATACCCTTTCTATACTCTTCTTTAGCCTTGAACCTATTCGATTCGTGGTAGGCTGTGGCGAGTACATAGGCAATCTGCTCAACCATGACTACATCCTGTTCCAGACATTTGTCTACAAGGATGATCAAGGGATCAGATTGAAACTCGGGTAGTGACCCAAAGAATAAGTGTTCAATGAGGTATTCTTTTCCTTCGTCTCCGAAGTATTTCATATGATGTCCTCTTATGTTATTAAGTGAGGGGGAGTAACAATACAGCCGCCCCCTCACAACGACTGAGGACGTGTATTGTACCTATTCAGAACCAGACTGAGTCGTCGGGTACAAAAGCGGTAGTCATGTGACCTTGTCTGGTCGCACTTAATCTATGCTGATGCGTTCGATACGCTTCTAGGCAAAAGGCTAAGGCCATCACTGAGTCATCATAACAGCCTTGCATGGCTTCGTACTTTCCAGTATCGGTTACAATGTATTCCTTCAATTCCTTGATGATATCTTCATCTGGGATCTTGATCTCTAAGTTCTTCAGTGCGTTCTTCAGATTAGCGATGATAGCTGGCTTTGTACCGACCGAAGACTTGAAGCCCAGTCTATCAGTCTCTTCATCTGAGATCTTTTGCAGGTTAGTCTGGTAGTATAAGTTAGGGTAGCGCATATCCTTGAGCTTAGCTAGTGTAGCTACGCCCATAGAGTTGCTCTCCACTATAAGTAGTGCATGATTGTACATGCGACCCAAGTAGAAGAGTATCTCACCATATCTAGTAGGATCAATACGGTCAGTGCTATATTTAGCAACGACCTCTCTTTCTGAGTCCATGACGACAGCCACAGACCTATCTAGACCTACACCCATAGCAACATCAGCACCAATGATAAACTTATCTTGATGCTTGTGGTTACGGAAAACTGTGAGTTCTCCTGCTGGGTCTATGTCGAAGTAGGTAGTACCTTCTATAAGACGCCTTCGACTTATAGGTTGTGTTGTGACATACTCATTTAGTTTTGGTACATCAAACACGTTCGATCCGGAAGATACAAATGCTTCCTCTGCTGTTGCAGGGTATTCCTGTTGAAACTTGATAGTACCGGATTCACCGATCTTCATTCTTCTCCAGTACATCTGTTCTCTTGTCAGATCGTATTTTTCTGCATACTCAGCTTCATCCTCAGTATACTCAAAGTAGTCTGGTGCGTCCAGAACATACTCTGATGTGATAAACCATGGGATGAAGATAGGTACATATTCGTTCTTTCCTGCCTCTGCGTTCTTCCACAGACGGTAGAATTCACCTGAGATACCGTTGGCGGTACTCTCTAGGATTACTTCTGTGCCGGGAGCATTCGGGATGCCCTGAAACATACCAGCAAGAATCTTATCATCGAACTGCCAGAAAGCAACTTCCGAAAGATGTGCGACCGTAGGCGTAGTGCCACGACCTGCTTCCGGTGAGCCAGCTGTGTACAGTCGGTAGCCACGTTCTTCTTTATACTCGACGCCCGCTTCGTCTCTTTTACGTTCAACAAATACAATCTCCTTAGCATTCGATTTAGAAATCTCTGGTTGGAATACTACGTTCAAATTGGCATGAACATTCTTAGACATCTGGAATAGAGCGTCAGACGTGGCCCCATCATGAGCCATTACTACAGACCGGGAAAGGGGCATATATTTGGTTTTCCAAAACACTCGCCCGGTACAGTAGGTAGATATACCCTGTTGCCGAGCCTTGAGGATAATAGCCCTCACTTTCCCTGTCCTCGTTCTCTGTTCCTCGATAGCCTCGTGGATTCTATCCTGAGCTTCATTGAACTGGAACGATACAAGACCTTTGGTTACATCCTTAGGTCTAATCTTGATCTGCTCTTTGGCAAAGGTTCTGTAGTCTGACTCGTAGAGGGTTTCTTTCTCCCGACGCCACTTCTCCTTCGCTATAGCTAGCTTTTTTCTATTGTCCATTATTACATGTTGTGTATATCGGAAATCCTGGAGGCATGCCCAAAGGATACAAGAATCTCCAGAAGGAGATCAATCCTTTCATTAGCCTTCATCAGATCAGCTTCGGCTTCCACCAAGGCGTCTTCCAATGTATCACTGTCCTCTTCTATTCTATATTTGGCTTCCTCACAAGTGAAGCAGCGGTTGATAAACTCGTTATCGCATGAGAAGAATGTTCTGCATTCGATACATTTGCATAGGTATTGATCTAGCATGTTACCCTCGTATTGGGTAGCAGAGTAAATTCGTAGTAAACTCTACCACCCTTATTTTCTCTTACCGCATGTGCACGGATTCAGCTTACGGCTACACCACCGCTTACTAGACTGAGCACGATTACCAGTACCACAAAGACTGCCATAGCCTTCTGTACTTTTGTGGCCTCTTCCCATTTTGCTTTAAGTTTATCCATCTTGAGTACTCCTGTGTAAAAGGGAATTGGGATCCCTATAAGGGGACATAGCTATTTAGTGCCTTACTTCTGGTAAACCACTATATGTTGTGTCTACCTACGCTGTAGCGTATATATTGAAATCTTACGGTGTAGAGTATATTTGGGTACTGAATACACTCATATAACATCCTTCTTATACTTATGATATACTACTCTACATCACTACCTACTACATATATATTACTCTATATCACTTTCTGACGGGTGCCCCTTAAGGGGACATAGCTATATGTAGATAAGAAAAGTAGTGGTATACTACACCTAGTGGTTATCTGATCACATGCAGATTAAGGAATGTGTACACTCAGATGGCCTCTGTAAGAGCCTGATTACACTCTAGGGTTGCAGGGAAGGGTGGCAAAAGGAGAAGAATAATGGGTCATATATAGCACGTTACGGGTGGAATTCGTGCTGTATAGGACACGTGTGGCCTCTAAGGTGTACCTATCAAACTATGCATTTGCTAGGCAGTGAGATGTTGGTTAGACCTGCTGTGGATTGTTTGTTAGAG